GAGTTACAACTTGGGTGATGGATGAAGCTGAAGAATTAGTTGATGAGGACATATTTGACAAGATAGATTTATCAGTCAGACAACAAGACCAAAGAAACAGGGTAATGCTCATTCTAAACCCAACAACAAAAGAGCATTGGATATATAACAGATTCTTTGAGGACAAAGGAGTACAAGAAGGTCAGAATATCTGCAAGGGAAACACAACATATATACACACAACATACAAAGACAACCTAGACAATCTCTCAGAGAGTTATATACAACAGATAGAGAATATAAAGAAACGCAGACCTGAGAAATACAAACATCAGATGCTCGGAGGTTGGTTAAGCAAAGCAGAGGGAGTTATATTCACAAACTGGAAAGTAGGTAAGTTTAAAAGAGTTGGTGTTTCTGTATTTGGACAAGACTATGGATTTGCATCAGATGAATCTACTCTTGTAGAGACTAATATCGACAAGGCAAATAAAACGATATATCTAAGAGAATGTTTCTACCTAACCCAGTTAACCACATCACAGATAGCTCAGCTTAATCTAAATCACGCAAAGACAGACCTTATTGTAGGAGACTCAGCAGAGCCTAGACTAATATCAGAGGTAAAGTCTAAAGGATGTAATCTTGTTCCTGCAATCAAAGGACAGGGGTCAATTACTTATGGCATCAGTTTGCTTCAGGACTATGACCTTATAATAGATGAGAACAGTATCAATCTTATAAAGGAGTTGAACAACTATTGTTGGCTAGAGAGAAAATCAAATACACCAATAGACAAATGGAATCACCTCCTTGATGCAGTCAGATACGCAGTATCGTATCAGCTTCAGAATCCAAACAGAGGCAAATATCACGTCAGCTAAAAATAAAGTTGTAAAATATTTTGTGGATAACCCAAGATGTATTATATTTGAAATATCAAAAAACAATAACTAACCAAAACAATTATTAAAATGATAGAAGTTTTAGACAACAGAAAAGGTCAATATGATTTAGAAATTGACTGTGATGGATATGGTAAATGGTACGCACATAATCCTAAAACGAATTTAATTATAGCTTTTAAATATAAATATCAAGCGATAGATGTAAAAGAATATCCTGAACAATATGATATATAAACAACTTTATTAACCTAACCAAATCAATTATGAAAAAGACAGTAGAACATTACATCGCTTACTTAGTAGCTTTAATCCTAATGACTGCAGTATTCTTATTGCCATTTGCTGGATGTGCATTAATCAGATACATTTTTAATTTGTAGATTTACACAATGGACAAGAAAGACAGATTAATATGCGATACTCACATTGAGGTCGTTATGCACATACTCGATGAATGGAGTAAGGGTAAAAAGAAAAACGAGAAACTTAATCAAGTCATAGAATCATTTTGGCAGATTTCGTTTTATATTAGCAAACTAACCAATGGACTTTTGGATGCTCAGCTAGAAGCATCAGACTTAAAATATAAACACAACATTCTCAAGTTAAAATACAGAGAGCTAGAAAATAAATTAAAATCGTTACAAGATGAATTACATTGATATAGGAAATCCATACCTCGTAGATTACGGAGGTGAATGTTCAGAATGTGGAATAGAAATAGACGAGGGTCAAAGCGTTTGCTCTAGTGCTTGTCGTGAAGCTGCTGACCGATGAGAAAGTCACCTGATTATTATATGGGCAAGTATATGAAGATTGAAGCCAAGAACGTGGTTTGGGATTTTCAAGATGACAATTACAATTTGGGAACTGCACTCACATATATTATGAGAGCTGGAAAGAAACCAAACAATCCAATCACTCAAGACATAGCAAAAGCTATACATCATTTACAGATGGAACTGGAAAACCAAAACTACATTGAAGGTTTAAAGAACAGATAAGTTTAGTTGCTTTTGGTTAGGCAATTTGGGTGGGCAGAAATGTCCGCCCTTTTTTATTAAATTAGGGTTTAGAAAATATGTCGAAAAAATACGTTATATAGTTATGAAGATTAAGGTCGAAATACCAACCTCCCTTGCTGACATCAAATTATCTCAGTACAAGAAATATCTAAACATCCAGTTAAATAATGATGATGAGAGATTTCTACAAGCTAAGATGATAGAGATATTCTGTAATATACCTCTGAAAGATGTAATGAAGTTAAAATACAATGACACAAACGAAATCAGCTCAATATTGACTAATATGTTTGAGCAAAAGCCAAAGTTAGTTGAGAGGTTTAAATTAAATGGTGTTGAGTATGGTTTTCATCCTGTGCTAGATGATATGTCTTTGGGAGAGTATATAGACCTAGACACATACATAGGTGACTGGGAAAATATAGAGAGAGCAATGAACGTATTGTATAGACCTATAGAGAACACATTTAAAAACAAGTATTCAATAAAAGAATATGAAGTTGAAGGATATAAGGATGTATTGGATATGCCAATGGATGCTGCTTTAAGCTCGATTTTTTTTTTGTGGAATTTAGGACTGGAATTGTCGCAAACTATGATGAGCTATTTGGACAACAATCAGAACATCGACTTGACCGAGTATCTAACTTCGGAAATAAATGGGGATGGTATCAATCAATATATGGACTCGCTCAGGGAGATATTACAAGATTTCAGAATATCACAAAACTAAATATGCACGAATGTTTTATGATGCTATCATTTATGAAAGACAAAAACGAACTAGAAGCAGAGCAAATAAAAAGTAAAATGAAATGAGCAATAACGACAATCAAGCAGTAAGAGGCTTTTACCAACTAACTGAAACAATCAAAAGCCAACTACTAAGTGACCCTAATGTAAACACAGTCACAACAGGAGAATTGTCTCAGGTCAATCTAAACAAGCAAGACATATTTCCAATGTGTCACATAATCATCAATAACGTAACGGATGAAGAACAAGTTCTTAGATTCAACATTTCTGTTTTAGCAATGGATATGGTTGACCAGTCTAAGGATGAGACATACGATATATTTACAGGCAACGACAACCATCAAGACATCCTAAATACACAACTAACTGTTTTAAATAAGTTGATACAGATACTTAGAATGGGTCAGCTATTTACAGACAAATATCAGCTTGATGGCAACCCTACTTGTGAGCCATTTTATGATAGGTTTGAAAACGAACTAGCAGGATGGACTGCTACAATGGATGTAATGATTTATAATGATATATACATCTGCTAATGGCTAAGTTAGATTATAAGAATTTAGACAAGGTTATAACTGCATACGCAAAGTATGTTGTACAACAATCCAAATCCAATCTTACAAAAGACAAAAAAGGTGGAGGTGATTTGTATAATTCTATTTCTTATGATTTAATATTAGAAGAAAAAGCCTTTCTGTTAGACTTTTTAATGCAAGACTATGGTCAATTTGTAGACAAAGGAGTAAAAGGTAAATCATCAACCTATCCTGAGACAAGACGAGCATTGTCTAAATTTCAATATGGGTCAGGTAGAGGTATAAAAGGAGGTTTAACAAAAGGTATTGGTAAATGGTTGCGTAAAAAACGCTTTCAATGGAGAGATGAAAAGGGAAGATTTATGAGTTATCAATCTATGCAATATCTAATAGTCAAAAGCATTTATAACAAAGGGTTAAAAGCTAATATGTTCTTCTCTAAACCTTTTCAGAAAGGATTAGAAAAATACTCAAATGAGTTTTTTGATGCTTTCATTTTAGATGTTGAACAAAACACAATATTCGGAGAATCAAATTAAAACACAATGTCACAGAAAGCACTTAGGAGTCCACAATATATAAACGTAACTGCAGCCGCAAACACATTATCAACAACATTGAAAATTAGTATTAATGGAACATTAAGATATACCCTACTTAAAAACACAACTGCTGGAAGTAATGTTGTCTTTGAATATGCAGAGTTAGCTAGAGATTATTTTACTACTTCTTTTAATGGACTTTACACAATTCAAGAACTAACAATTCAATTACAGATTTTTGGTTTTTCAGGAGCTAATGGAACAGGCACACCTACTTCAGATATAGTTAACACTACTGTCAAAGGTGTTGATGGCTTTGGTACGTTTATGGAAGGTGCAAATCCTTCAATACCATTCCCATCACGAACTGCTCCTACTTGGTTAGTATGTTCTCAAGCAAGCAATGGTTATAGTCAGATATTTGTTCCGACAGGAGTTGCTGGTAAAGTTCCTTATATGAAAGGAGCAGGTGAGGATTATCAATTAAGTTATGAAGATTACACTACGACAGAAGTAGAAATAGGTGGAGAGGGTGAGCTTACTCAAGTGCTAAAAATAAACAGAGTTGATTGTACTAAGTATGGTCAAGGAACTAAATTTACTTTTGTCAACAAGTTCGGTATGCTTCAAGACATATACTTCTTTTTAAAGAATGTCAAAAGGCTTAACAGAACAACAGAGAGTTTTCAGAGAAACATTATAAACACAACAGGAGCAGTTACCTATGATGTAAATGATGCTGCTAAAAAACACTTTAACACAGAAGGAACACAAAGCAACACATTTAATTCAGGAT